AGCTAAAGGATCTATGACGTAAAATTTGAGCAGCAACACTTCGGGTTGTCTCAATCTGTACACACATATTCACCATTTCAAAAGGTGACCAATGTTTATGTTTAATTAAATACTTAATCAAACGTTCTGACTCGGGGTTATCCTGATTATCAGGGTTAGATACCCTAGCCATATAAGCTACTAAGGATTCAGCGTCAGGTGTGGAGTGTACAAGTTGTACGGTATGCATACAGTAGTATAAGTTGTGGTGGGATTGTGAGTTTGGGGTGGGGATTTACAATCAGTTCTCCGGGATTCAGTTGTTGAATCCTATTATTAGAATTAGTTTGTGTCGTTACTTACAGAATGTCCATTCCCGGGGACATTAATAAAGGGGGATTGAGAGCTTGTCTCGAAAATCCCCCTCAGGAGGTGAGTCCACCCTTCTCTCCTCCTGTATAGATGAGGGACCGTGTTAAACCCAGTTAGGGACTGATGTCTTAGAAGTACCTCTAGCTTGTTGTCGTTGTTCTAAATTCATACCCAAAACCATATGATTAGCGGAGGTTTGTGGGTCGTCTATGAACTCTTCCAACATAGCATTCCATTCCATACGTTTACGTTCTTTGATAGCTTCTTGGGCTGAGATACCCATAGCATCTGTAAAGTATTTAACACCTTGAGCTAGAGCGTCTATTCTGTCGTCATGTTTAACTGCGCCTTTTTCACGACACATTCTACTCATTTGGTAGAACAACATGTACATCAATCGTTTTTCAGGGGCTTCATCGGGATTAGACTTGAAGTCCCATTCAATGACGGAACGATCGACGACGAGTCGGTGTTGATTAAGGACGGGTTCAAGGGCGTCAATGATTCGATCTTCTTTTCTAACATTTGCTCGGACTTCTTCAACATCAATTCTTTGGTTTGTTTGTTGAAGATGTTTGCGGAACAACTCGCTAACAATACCGTCGCCAAAGTTAGTTTCAATGACAAGTTTAGATACTTCATACTTTTTACAACCTTTTAGAATGTCCAGGAGTGTGTTGTCTGAGTATCCGTCTCGGTAAGCACGCATTTCGTGCAAGTACAGGATACCGTTACGTTGGGAGAGATAAGCTGCTGTTGTCTCATCTGATCCACGACCCGACGGGTCAATTGAGCAGATTGTTTCAGTGTAAGAATCCCATTGCCCCTGGAGTTGCATTGGACTGTAGAAATAATCTCCAGGTAATCCGACAATTGGTAAGTCTTTGATGACGTTTTGTGGGTCGGAGCACCATATGACGGACTCGGGAGCAGATTTAGGGTTAACACTGGTAACAACCAGATCAGAGCATTTAAGTGGGAATTTGTCAGCATCACTAAGGGAGGTGTCTAGCATGAACTGTAACATGAAGTTCGACCGTCCCATGGACGCTTCACGTTCTATCAAATCTTCATTATCAAATCTATCATCTGTAACGTCCCATTTCTTAGCACCGTTATCGATGTCTTCTACCAATTGTGGAGCCAGTAAACCTTCATAGATGGTTGTCTTACGAGGGTAACGTGCAGGCCATACAAAAGGTTTATAGGAACGTTCTGCTAGTCGTTTGTAAACGGTAAATGTAGTTTGTGGAGTACCAAGATACATAATACGAGAGTCATCTTTGGGTGTAAGGATAGACTCAGCTTCTGTACAAAGTTGTAGTAATTTCTCCCGCATCAGTTCTGTCATTGAGTTACCAGGAACTTCAATGTCGTCCAGAATCATGAGGTCAGCACGGCTACCAGTAAGTTGACCAGTGATTCCCACTGATTTAACAGACGGAGCTTGGTGTGGACTGCAATTAACATCGAATGATATGCGGGACCAACGGGCGTCATCAGATTTAGGACGCAAATGAACCAACCATGGTGTTTCAATGATTAATTTCTGTAGAAAGATGGACATGTTATCGGCACGTTCTTTAGATGCCGAAATGATCATTATCTTTTTTTCAGGGTTATTAAAAAGCGTCCACAAAACAAAGGCTCCAGTAATCCAGCTCTTTCCCACTCCACGGAAAGCTTGTATTTGAAGACGCTTAGGTCCATGCTGAAGATAGTCTGCGATTGCATATTGTGCACGTGTAGGGTTAGGTAGGTCAAGCTGTGTCCATAAAGCCTGTAGGAAGAGCTTGAAATCGCCTCTAAGGAGATCTAAAGTAGATTTCGGAGAATCGTCTGTAACGGTCTTGTTTTTTGATTTTTGATTCATTAATCACTCCATAGGGGTATCGCCCGTTCTAGGAGCCCCTGGGCTACGCTCACAGCATTCCTGGTTCGTTCCAAGATCTCATCCCGCAAGAATTGTTTGGCTTTTATCTGTTTTTGAAGCGTAGGACCAAGTTCTTCAAGGTCTTCTTTATCCCAAACGGGAGCATTAAGTTCTTTTTTATATCGACGTTCAAGGCACTCTGCAATTTCGTGAGCACGTTCTTGAATACTAAATAAAGCTTTAGCACCAAGAAGAGTATTGCACTCACAGCAACAGTCTACGGTTTTACCACCTTTAGATCTGTGATAACCAGGACGTTTGGTGTAGTTATAACTGATAGGAATAATATGATCTTTAGTTGCTGCGGGTGCTCCACAATAATGACAATCCATAATTAAAATAATAGGGTGGAAAGGGGCTTACAGAGGCTTACAGGCTAGGCATATCACCAAACTCTTTTTCGTAGTCACGATTAGGATCAGACTTCATGTTTAAAAAAGCACGCCCACCATCAATAACTAAATTAAGAATATCAGCACCTGTAGATGCGACAGTAGCCGGTATAGCAGCTGGAGGAGCGTAGGATGCAATATCTGCACCTAACGAAAACTTAGACACACCAGCTTGGAATTTATCAAGTGGGTCTTGTGTTTCTTGAGCAATACGCTCTCGTTCTATGGTTTCAGCGGCACTAGCAGCAGTACCAAGAGGTCCCAAAGCAAGGACACCAGCAGCAGCAAGACCAGCAGGTTTAGCAAATCTACTTGCTTTAATAGTAGCAGATCCACCTTTAACATCCACACCACCATCTAAATCATTAGCCATACTTGATAGATATTTAGACTCTTCTGATGCAGCATTATACCACTCCATAGAGTTTGATTTTCTACCATTGGTAGTCTCTGTAATTAGCTGTAGGTTGTTAGGATCGTTTGAGAAGCCACCTTTTTCAATAGGAATAATGTGATCAACAACAACTTTTTGACCAAGATGTTTAGACAGCATTTGTGCGTCTTTATATTTCTGGTCAACCATCTTTTGCTCTAAAGAACTAAGCTTAATTTTTTGTTGCTCACCTCTTCGTGATCGTGCGCCTTCTACTTTTGCTTCATATGCAGCTTCTGGAAAATTTACAGAACGATTTTTTCCAACATATTTAGCAGTGTAGGTTACACCATCATATTCGTATTGTACAGAACCAGAGGGCAAGCGTTTGGTACCTGCTTTAACTTGTTCTGCTTTCTTTTGTCTAAAATCAGCTTCCCATTTTTTAAGAACTTCAGGCGGGACACCTGCTCGTCTTGCGCTAGGCATCAGGCAATATGCTCCATAATAATTTTTTCACGGAGCCTATTGACTCCAAATTTGTCCCTCATCCAATCTAGGACAGGGGCACTTCCTTTCTCCTGATTACAACGGGTACAGGCACATACGACATTCGTTGCGACATCCTGCCCACCGCGAGCCCTAGGATGAACATGATCGATAGATAACTGAGATAAGTCATAAGTCTTTCCGCAATAAATACATGTATGGTCAAAATGTTCCTTAATAGAGCGCCTCCACAGGCGCTTGGCTTCTGGTGAGGTCATGGCTATTAAGTTGAATAGGTAGTCGTCAGGAGTAGGAAGTAACGGGGTCATGCTCGGCCTTTACGTGCTCGGTTTTTAGATGCTTTTTCAAGGAATGTTTTACCATTCTTTTTGTGTGATACATCTTTACCGTCACCATTACCATAGGTACCCCGTTTTCTGTTTTCTTTGTTTAGTTGAGACCGCTTAGCGATCTGTAGTTTAGATGAGTCGTACTTTTTTTGATACGACTTATAGTTACCGTTAGCGTATTTGGCACCGCTATATTTAGACGTTCGAGCCATGTAGCCTCCGATGCACAAGTTCAGGGTCAACTGTAGGCATCACTGCAGCCAGTTTACCAAGTGGATTGCTGTCCATGGCGACACCGCTGATGTCATTTGTCTTAAGCCAGTCACAAGCTGCTTTCAAGTCTTGGGTAGTTGCCTCACCAGATTTGATCCGGGCAAGGAATTCCTTAGTGACAAGGTTATGCAACTCGTTAAACTGGTCTTCAGTAGCCTTTTTCTTAACCATTCCTCAATAGCATTTGGTCTAGTTTGGTTTCAATACGAATCATATGGTCTTCTATCTTTTGAACAGCGGTTTCAAAGTCTTGCTTAGGTACATAACTTGTAGCAACACGCAACTCAAAAGTATCTAGACGTTTATCCATATCAGTTATTCTGTTGTGAACTTTATTTGTAAGAGCTGCGCCTGCTGCAACAAGTGCAATGACAGCTGAAACACCTGCTTCAATCATTTGTTAGTGAAACGATAGGTACAATATCATTACATAATACTTCCACTCGACTGCCAGGTCTAAATGTAAACCCAGCTCTCATAATTTCAGTACATTTAAGCGCACGAACAAGTTCGTAATCAAGACGCATCTTTTGTTCGTGTTTACGTGCAATAGCTTTGCAAGTTTCAATCATACCACCATCCAGTGGTACTGAAAAGTTTAGCTGTACGCCATAGTTATTGCTACGTACGTACCCAGTGTAATCATGAGGAATAGTATCGTTGCCCATATAAAAGGGCGAGAATTGCATGGTGGTTCCATTACAACTGTTATTGGCTGCAAAGTATTGACGAGACGGTGCTCCATTATTTTGAAATTGCACCGCCTGATTGGTTACATTACCTGTAGCTGCTGCCACGGGATTTGATGTATTTTGGACTTTTGGGTCTTCGTTAGCAAACGCAGGACTTACTGAGAGAAGACCGACAAGGAAGTAGTAGTGGAGACCTGTTGAATGGTTTCGGTGACCAGGCTGTCTTCGATTATACCCGCTGCCCGAGTTACAATTTCTAGTTGAAACTGTTCCCCGGCATTCGTTACTGAGTAGGTCGTTGCTGTGTCTGCGATGTCTCCGCTGGGTGTTACGTTTGTTCCAGACCATGATGAATAAGTGCCACCATAAACGTTTGTTTCAATCGTACGATCGATGTCCACAGTGGTAGTCGTGGTGGATTGCATACTACCCTGAGTAAAATTAGGTGTAACCTGCTGTGCAGCAGCTGGGCTGGCTAAGAAGAGAAGCAGTAAAAGTTTTTTCATTGTTTCTTTTCACGTGTAATAGAAAATGTTGCAAGAGTGCCACTAAGAATTGAGGCTACGTAAGTTGGATCCATTTTTGGCATCCATCCAGCATAACTGGCAGTCAGGAGTCCTGCTGACCAGACGAGGACGATAAATTTGATGAATCCTGCTTTCCTTTCGTTATCTTGTTCCATGCTTGTTTGAATACTGGTTTGAGTATCATTACGATGTATTTGAACAAAGACGTAGCAGTAAGGGTGGCAGCAACACTAATAAATGCTGTTGTAGCTGCTGTAGTCATGATAGTAGTTGTAGGCATTGGCACCTCAATATCCGTAAACGGAATCTCTACTATCTGAGCTTCAGGTGGTAAGTCTATATTCGGTTTTGTAGGTTGTTTTTTAGCAGTAGATTTTTCTTCCTTTTGTGGAGGTGCGTCTTCCGTGTTAATCCCTTCGATACCTGGTGGTGGTTGAAGCGTGTTAGGAGGTACAACAAGTGGTTTGTAGCTAGGTAGCTCCGCTCTTGGTACCTCCAATATAGGAGGTGGCATAAAAGGCGCTTCAGGTATCGCCAAATAAGGTATTACCGGAGGATCAATCCAAGGTTCCACCGAACAAACCGCGTTCGATGAACTTCACTGCTTCATCATCAACAGTATTATCGGTTGATTCAGCAAGTTTTGTCAAAAGATCGACGATAAGACGCTTGACCTTGTCAGAATTGATAAATGAAAAAAGGATTGGACGGATAAGTGTGATCATGATAGTTTGTTAAATTAAGGTCGGCTGAACTGGTCAACACCATCGCCAGCTGCGCCACCAACGTACAAATGTTTTCCATCTGAACTGAAGGTTATAACTTGAGGAGCAATTTCATAGGAACTAATATCCAAATAATCATCAGGAACACCGCTAAAGCTAGAAGATGTAATATCCCATGCAGTTGCTAGATTATACATATGGACTTTATCAGTGGTTGTTCCAGTAAAATAGACTTTTAAACCATCCGGGCTAAAGAAGACGGATTGGTTTGCTGTCTCACTAGCAGTAGTAGAAAGGTCTAAATCAACACTCGACGTAGATGAGGTAATAGTCGATGTAATATCCCATGCAGTAGCAAGTACTTTTTTGTGGATTTTATCTGTAGTAGCATCTATAAGAAATAAAGCAGTTCCATCTGGTTTCCAAAAGAAACCTTGAACTCTGCTACCAAAATCTCTAGAAGCAGTGTTAGACATACCAGTTGTATTCCATGCTGAGCTGGTAGTATATTCACGGATGACACCATAAAAATCATTAACCCACAACATTGTGCCGTCAGGTTTAAATCTTACTTCTCGTGGTGCAGTAAAATCGGAAGGACTGCCAAATTCAAGGTTAATTGAAGAAGTTTCTGCTGCGGCTGTACTAATATCCCATGCAGTTGACAAGGTTTGTTGTTTGAGACGACTGTTTTGATCTACAGTCCACATTTTGGTTCCATTAGTCCTAAATTCAATACCAAGGACTGCCACACCAGAATCAACGTTAATCCTGTCAAACCTTACGTGCGAATAATTGCTTATATCTTCAAAACCATTGTTTGAAGCACCGCCACCACCACCAGCGGCAGCATATTCACGAACCGACCCCGGTCTAGTTACTGAAAGACTTGTAGCACCTAACCTCATTAGCTAAGCTCCGTCAATTCAAGAACGCCGTCAGTCGTTGCGTCCCGAATAACAGCAATGTTTGCTTTATCAGTAATAGAAAAGTCAAGCCGCTCACCATCAGCAATAAAGTGAGAGGTAGTGGCGTTAGCAGTTTGACTGCCTTGACCAATAGCAAATCGAATGTCAGCACCTACAGCACGCATAGAAATACGGAATACACCGGCAGTAAGTGCAGTGTTAGAAGATGTAGAGCCTGCTGTAAGTTGACGTGCAACACTAGGCTTGCCGAGAATTTCAACGTTTTGGGTATAATTAAGAGACATAATAATTAAGAAGGTTCAGTAGGCCAGGTGACGTTGTGAGGAAATCCGTCAGTAGACGGAAGATCCCGAAGGGCTGTGCGATAAGTAGCCCAAACAGTTGCATCAGCAGAGCTGTCAGCTAGTTGGGTCCAGTCAGTATCAGCAAGCTTTTTGTTGCGCTCCGTGCGGACACGTTCTGCAACCTCTGCATCAATACGAGCACGATAAGCGGCTTCGTTATCAGCAGCAGTAGTTACGTTTCCGTCTTCGTCAGTGGTGTCGGTAAAGACCGGACCAGCGACAAAACGGGTAAACCATTGACCGTTGATTTCTTCAACGCCGTCACGGGTGCTGACACCATAAGGAGCAGTTACAGTTGCCGCTGCACCATTCAGTACAACGTCATAGCCATAGCTGTCGAAAATGTCAGCAGTAATGTTCTTGGGAAAGCTTGTATTGGGGTAACTCGCCTTAAATTGGCTAACGGTGGTTACGGCACCAGTTTCACGATTTCTAATTTCCATATTTAAGCGATTGCGAAAAAGATGTAGGTGCCGCCACTAGCGTTAAGCTGCGTAGTAGTAGACCCATTAACTGTAAAACCTGCATTTAAGGGATCAATATAATCTGTATTAATCTCAGCACCATTATTATCAAAGCGCAAGTAGGGGTCATTACCACCACTATTAATGCCACGGGTTGAATCCCAAACAAACCAAGATCCTGTATCATCTGTACGTTTTATCATGACAAAACGAGCACCTGCTGTAAATCCACAATCAACATTAATGTCAGAACCTGTGCCGGTATAGCTGCCGACTTTACTGATGCCAGGAAGGGTGGCAAAGAGGTAGGCGATGTAATTGGTTCCAGTGTAGTTTGTACCATCCCAAGCAGCGTTACCCAAATAGAACTCAGTTGAAGTTGGTTCGGTGCTATTCCACGCGAGACTTCCACTTGTACTTCGATCTTGATTTGTATTAAGACGGATAAAATTCGCAGCAGTCAGGGATGAATGATAACAATTCCAGTCAGAAGTGTTACTGTTTCGTGCTTTTGTAATGATAAATTCAGGTGTTACACCAAGATTATGGGCAATAGATTGATTGGTAACCCCTCCCGTATAAGTCACCACGTCGAAGAAGCCTGGGGCACGGCGGAACTGCCAAGCTACAGGAGTGTTGCCAAAAGCGGAAACTGGAAGTCTTATCTTGCCACCTGCACCGTCCCATTTAAAGTAGTCAGGCGTACTCTCTGCAGCGGTGCTAGAAGTGTCCAGCCATTTATCAGTAAGCCTTGCCTCAATGTAATTAGTCAGTAACGTGGTTCTTGCCGTCGCAATTAAAAGGTCTGGGGCAAAGTCACATGGAATTTCAGAATTTAGGGCAAACGAGGATGCAGTCTGCACGTTAAAAACATCCGTCCCAGCCTCGGGCGGCTTATGCGGACGGCGGATTGCGATGTAAATCCAGTCAGCACTAGATCCTCCTAAATCTTCATCAAAAGCAAATCCATTTTCATAAACCCAAAAACGGAAAGATGCAGCTTCGGAGTCAGCTTTGTTTGGAACTAGTTGAGGGTCGTTATTGCCATCATTACTCATACCTCTCATGGTGTCATAAAGATACCAATCACTAGTAGAGTTAGTACGTTTAATTAAAACAAACTGTGGCTCAAAACCAGTATTAACTTCGATGGTGTTGCTGTTTAAGACACCACCGCCATTAAAACTCCCGCAGTGAATAATCGCCTCGTCGCTATTCGTGCCAAACGATTGATCGTTGTGGGCAAAGATATAGGCGACGTAGG